GGCTCTATCTTTGGTGGCAAGCTTTGCAAAGACTCACCGACTTCTTTTGTGGCAGCTTTGGTCTCTTTGGCGGCGGCACGGGTGTTTTCTTTGATCTCATTAAATAAATCTTTTGCAGCTTGCGCAGCTTTTGCTTGCGTCTCTTCTACTGATCTATACGCATCCATGATGCCACTTGAAGCATTGGTCGCAAAATTTACGCGTCCAAATGTGGTCTCTCCATCCCAAAGCCAAGCTATGCTATTGTATGCTTCTTGTGCGTTTTTGATGACAGTATTGACTTTGTTTTCAATGATGAGGGTGAGCGCGTCGAAGCCACTTAGGATTGCCGTTGGGATAGCTAGGAGCACCTTTGCAGCTGTGACACCGATATAGAGGATACCAGAGCCAATGAGTTGAAATGATCTAAAAACATCTTCTCCAAATTCTATAATGTCATCTTTATGATCTTTTATGAGCTTGCCAAAATCATTGAGACCTTTGGTGACAGTTTCAAACATTGGCTTAGTTAGCTCACGCGCTATCTCAGTGATTTCATTTTTAACCCCACCAAGGGCTACTTCGTAGCTATTTCCCGCTTCGCCGCTTAGCTCTTTGAATTTAGCCAACTTTTCTATGAGATAGTCATACACCTGCCCGTTTTCATTTGCTTTTTTGAGCTCATCGTTGGTAAGCCCAACTATTTTCATGAATGAGCCCATTTCGGAAGCGGCTATGACAGTGCCAGTAGCTAGACTATCCATCATAGGGGTCAGGTCATTGATGTTTTTTCCGACAGCTTGCGCGGCAAGTGCGATACTATCCATCGCTTGCACCGCTTTTTCACGGCTACCTTGCCCGGCAGATGTAGCATAAAACATGTTAAACGCCCCGGTGATCTCTTCAAGCGTAAATTTTGTTTTTGCGTTGGTTTCGTTTAGCTGATTTAGTATCTTTTCACTTTCAGCCATACCCAAATTCCATTTTTCATGAGCGTCTAAAACGCGCCCCATAGAACTTACGTTTGAGGAGTTGGCGGCAATGAGACCGGTGAGTTGAATTTGTAGGTTTTCAAAGCTTTTGTTTGCTTCAAAGCCGGTGCTTACGAGGTCTTTAAATGCAGCCGTTAGAGCCGCGACTCCGCCTATTTTTAGGGCGAGCGCGGCAAATGAGTCTTTTAGTCCAGCAGTAGCGGTATCTGCTTTTTTGACATTTTTGGCTAGATCTTCAACGTCAGCTTTGGCGGCTTTTAGCTCTGTCGTTTCGCCGTTTATGGTGATGGTTATCTTTACGTCGTTATCTGCCATTTTTCCTGTTACCTAATCTGCCATTAAAATTTAATCTTGCTTGCTCATGATCGCCACATATCTTTTTGAAATTTCAAACATCCATAAAAAATCTATTTTGAAGCGTTTGCAAAAGGTGCGCAATACGAGTGTGTCGCACTCAAAGACTGCTCCGTTTAGTCCTTGTCTCACGACCAGAGCGATACCTAGCCCCCGCAATATGAGCGTCTCATAAAAATCAAGCCCAAATTCATCTGGGCTCATTTGAGATTGCACGCAAGCAAGGACGCGCTCTACTTTTTTGAGCGTTCCTTTTCGATCACGGCATCTATGGCACGCATCACATCGATGTAGCTAAGACCTTTTTCTTCGATCTCGGCCTTGAAAGCCTCCACATCTTCACCGCTTAGCGTGAGATCAAATCTCTTTTTTGCGGTCTCATCGACATCGATCTTAAACTGGTCGGCTTCCTTGATCTCTTTTTGTTTGGTTGAAATTTCATCTATGATGCCAAGCACATCTTGCAGCGCATTTGCCTTTGCCTTGCCTTCTAGGCACGCAGCGACCTCTTTTTTGACTTCTTTGGCTTCTTCGAGAAGTGCTATCTCGTGTTTTAGGCGCTCTATGGTCTCGACCGCACTTTTTAGCCCGCCAAGCTCATCATTTAGGGCGCGAGCCTCGCTCTTTTTAAGCTCTCTGTATTCAAGCTTGAATTTAGCTTCATCGATGTTAATTTCAAACGGAAATTTAGTCTTCATTTTTTACTCCTCGTCCATAAATGTAAATAGCTCTTCGCCCGCAGCACGCAATATTTTGCCTTTGAGCGATAGTTTCGCAAAGTCACTGCCACTGACTGTTAAATCGCCCTCAAAGCTTAAATTTACAAGCGGGATCGTTAAAATTTGAGCTTTGCCGGTTGCAAGGTTTTTACCATCGACGATGATTTTTCCAAGAGAATTCGATAGCTTTTGTGGCACTATTTTTTTAAACTTCACAGGATATGTGCGCGGGGCACATTTATCGATTGTGAAGCTGCCCGCCGCCATGTTTTCGGTGGCGATGTATATTTTTGCGTCTTTTAGCACCGGATCGCCGATTCGTATTTGCTCGGTGTCTGCCTTGATTGTTTTTCCAGTAAAGAATTTACCGCCTGCCGCGTATGTTTCGCTCTCTACCAAACCCTTGAAACATAGGGCTAGGTTTGGTATGCTAATGTCGCCGATCTCAGTGCTAAACGTGTATTCAGCTTTGGTTTCAAGCTCCATGACACTTTCGCCCAAACTCTCATCGTTTGAAAGCAGCTCTTTTTTCTCAACTGTGCGGTTTAGGCTCACACTTTGTTGATACCCAAGCACGGTCGCCTCTGTTTTTCCTTGCGGGACAAAGCTCACTGTTGCAGTGGCTAGTCTTGCTATTTTTTCATTTGCCATTTTTGTTCTCCTTAAATTTTAGTTTTTGAGCCCAGTTTAAATTTATAGCAAGCTAATCGCACTTTGAAGGCAAATCGTGCGGGCTGTTCTCTTTACCTGAAAAGTGGCGATTAGCAGGGTCAATCGATAAACTCGGCTATTTTTATCTTAACGTTGAATTTCACGCAATACAGCGCATTTGTGACAAACGCTACCTTTGCACCATATACGATGTATTCGCTATTGCTCGCCCCAAAACGAAATAGATCACGGCGCATCTCATCCACTCTTGGCAGTAGCGCGCTTTTGTCGGCATTGAGCGTATTGGCAGCGATGATGACGCCAAATATTGCATTGTCAGTTGATTCATTTACGCGCTCAAAGCCCTCAAACACGAGATACTCGCCGTTTTGTTCGAGAGCTTCGTAGCTTGGTAGCTCTTTGAGTAAAAATTTATCTTTGAGCTGCTTTGCTATTTGGCTGATTGAGTTTGTCACAGCACATCCTTTCGCATCTTGCTTTGATAAAATTTAGCTGAGTGTAGTTTGCCCTCATCATCCACAAAAGGCGAGCTTTTGATAAACTTTTGTGCTACCTCAAAGATCATCTCATCTTCGGCATTTAGCTGCACTTTGAGATAAATTTTAAGTCTGATATATGCGAAGTCTTCCTTTGCAAAATACGGCACATCTCTACCTTTGCTTATCTCCTCAGCATCATTTACCGCGCGCTCTACCATTTCATCTGTGATCTCGTTTGGGTTTTGCAGGCTTTGCTTAGCCCTGCTGGTTAGTTTCGCTTTCATCTACGCCTTCTTGCGTGTTTTCATCTGCGTTTTCAGTGTTTTTTGCTTCGGCTTCTTTATCTTTATTTTTATTGTCACTCTTTTTCTTTTTGCTTTCAAGTTCAAGCCCTTGGGCTTTTACAAAGCTTTCGTAGTTTCCCATTCTCCCCTCCTTATTCTGTCGGTGCGTTTTTATACGCCATTTGCCATAGGCCGTATCCTGCGTTATCCTCGGTATCCACGCCGTATCTAAATTCTTTTCTCATAAACGCCGCTTCGTTATCGGGCTTGTCCTGAGCGACAAATTCGGCCTCTTTGTTTTTCTGAAGCACGATAGGCTTGACCGCCCTTGAAGTGTCTAGCAGATACCACGTTTTTTTCTTGGTTAGCTCGTAGCACACGAGGATTTCAACCTCTTTATAGAGAGGATTGCTGGCGCCGTTTGCCTTTTTCTCGGCCAAAAATAGCTCCTTGGCCTTTGCTTTTAGCTCCGGCGGTACTACGATAAGATTTGGCTTTATGCGAAGCGGATTTCCGTTATCCTTGATGAGTCTGCCCATCTCGGCTACCGTTTTTTCATAGTTTTCCTCGGTTAGCTCCAAATTGCTCAAATTTGAAAAACTTTGCCCTTTTACTTGGTGATCGGCGGCGAAAAACTTCTTGCCGTCGTAGCAGTCGCCGTTTGACTCAAGTAGACCAAATACCATAGAGTTGTAGTGCTCCGGTACTGTGGCGGCTAGATCTATTATGCGAGGCTTTACGATGCCTAGGTTGTCGTATTCGATGACGTCGCGTTTGACCTTTATCGATGATTCCCAATCTTTTTTAGAGATGGTGTAGTTCCAAGCCGCAAGCTCGTTTAGCGTTCTATCTCCTACCCATTCTCGCATACTAGGCATATCTGCTAGCCACGAATAATCGACCGTTACGGTATTTGCGTTTATTTCGGTAGCGACTTTCAAATAATCGCTATTTTGCGTATTTAAAGCATCATTAAAGACTGCTTTAAATCCTTTTGAAACTTCCTTCATATAGCTTTCATCAAGTGTTCTTTTTGCCATTTTGGTAACTCCTTAAATTTAAAGTCCAAGCTGTGCTTTGACAGCTGGATCGATGTCAAGTTCATCTTGTTTGTTTTTCTCGATATTTTTGGCTTTTAGCACGCTGGTGGCTTCGCTTTTTGAGACTTCAAGAAAGCTATCAAGCGCATTTGCTTCAAGTGCCATAGCCATTTCTTTACGATTTGGTAAAAGCTCTCCATTTTTGATCGCCATTTCTATGCGCGCTGTTTTTGCGTTGTTTTGTTCGGTCGCGAGTGCATTTTTGAGTGCTTCGATCTCGCTATTTTTTTCATCGATCTGAGCTTGCAAAGCCGCGTTTTTCTCGCTTAGTTCGTTAAATTTGACCGCTAGGTCGTCGTTTTGTGACATGTCTTCTCCTTTGGATTGATTATTTAGTGCTTGATTTAGCAAATTTGGGCGATTAACCAGCCCTATACTGCCAATCCTCACCACCTCTCTTATCCCATTGTCGCGGTAATTGACCTCATACGCCGGGCTCATATACCGATATAGTCTCTTTTCTACCAGCTCTTTGCCAATTTGTGTGAATTCTAAGCTCGCATATATGCCATCACCCCTTGCTTCAAGGCTATTTACGTCAAACCACCCCATAGCCTCGCCATCAAAGTGATCGCGGTCTAGCAAAATATCCACACCTTGGCTTTTGGTATTGGTGACGACAAAATTTGCGTCTATATTAAATACCCGCCCGTCGTAGCCGACTATTTGCTGTCCTGCGGGACTGATCTTGACCTTTTCGTTTGTTTGCGCGGTGTTTAGCTCTAAGCAAATCAAATCTTTGGCAAGCTCCATTTTTGCTCCTTCGTTCGTTTCGGTGCATTTTAGAGCTTTTTAAAATTTAAAACACTCTAAATAGCCCTTATATAGAGTGTTTGAAAAAAATTTTTGCGTTATAGTGTCGGCAAAAACGGAGTGTAAATGAGAGAAGTGGCGAAAGAACTATACATAAAAGGAAAAAGCATAGATGAAATTTGCACGGCACTGGGGATCACGCGACAAACGTTTTATTATCATAAAAAAGCAGACTTTAAAAAAGGTATAGATTGGGACGGACTAAAACTATCAAATTTACGCAGCGAAGATGAGCTCGAAAACAAAGAAGCCCTTTTCGTAAATAGCCTCATTGAAAACTATGAGAAATTTTTGCAAACCGCAGGCGAGCTAAATCCCGAGCATATCGAAGATCTTCATAAATTTGCAAAAGCATATTGGTCTATCAAAGCCCCGCGCCAAATCAACCCCAAAGAAATTGAGCTAAAAACTGCTAAAAAGACCATTCAAACTATCGCAAATTTAGCTCTCTCGCAAAAGCAAAGCGAAGTCACCACGTGGCTTAGCGAAAATGCCGACTTAATAATTTCAAGCGTTCTAAAAAATGAAAAGTAAAAATTTAAGCGTTTTAAGCCATTTTAGCCTTTTAGTTATCAAGGGTATTGCCCCAAATGATTTAAACGAATTTAAAGGGGGTTTAAACGTTTTTAAAAGGGGTTTTATCAAATGGATGTGAAAGAATTAAAGTCCTACTTGAAATCACTGCCAAATATTTTAGACGATCAAGGAGATTTTAGGCGCGAAAAAGCACAAAACGATTTTTATTATTTTGCGACGCAGTATTTCGCGCACCAGCTTGGCATAGAGGGCAAGGCAGGGCTATCAAAATTTAAAGAGAGTAGCAAATTCCGCCTATTTGTATATAACAAGCTTGAAAGAGTGTGTGCGGATAGACGCTGCGTGCTCATAGAAGCTTACAGGGGTGGAGCAAAAACTACGCTCATCACTAGGCTGTATCTACTTTGGCAGCTTCTAAGCGGACGCAAAAACTACGGCATAGTCGTTAGTTCAACCATAGACATCGCAGTTGAGAGCAGCGATACCTTGCGCGTAGAGCTCGAAGAAAACGCAAAGTTAAAAAATGATTTTAAAATTTCAATCGGCGAAAAATGGAAAAGTGAAGAATTTATTTTCTATACCGACAAAAAGCCAAAGAAGCTTAAATTTTTTGGTGCTGGCAAAAAAATAAGGGGTACGAACTTTTTAGGACGCCGTCCTGACATCATCATAGCCGATGATATAGAAAACGATGAGAATGTCGAGAGCCTAGCACAACGTGAGAAGCTTTATAAGTGGTTTAGAAAGGCAGTTTTAAAGCTGCCAAGTAGGTATGACGATAAATTTAACATCATCGTCGTTGGCACGAGGCTTCATCACGACGGGCTTTTAGCACGCATTAAAAAGCTAAGTAGCTTTACTAGCTTTAATTTCCCGCTTGTCGTTAAATTTCCAGACAATATCGACACCCTCAACAAAGACAACATAAAAACAGCAAAGATCATAAATATGAAGCTTGATGATGAAAGCATGGATAAGTGTGCGATTTTGGCTGAGTTTTTTGATGACAAAGAGAGTTTTTATTCTGAATATCAAAACGAGCCTTTAAGCAAGGACGGGGCGATATTTGCTGGGTATAAGACCTATGAAGTGATGCCTGTTTGCGATGCTTATTATATCGGCATTGACCCAGCCATGGGAAAGGCAAGAGGGGATTATTTTGGGCTGGCACTGCTTGGCAAAAAAGACAAACAATACTATCTTGACACCAAAGGCTACAAGATAAAGCCTGATATGATGATAGAAAAGATAGTAAGGCTTTATCTTAAAATTTTAAGCCTTGGTAGGCCTGTAAAGATAGCCATTGAGACGATCGCGTTTCAGGAGTTTTTTAAAGACAAGCTAAAAGATGAATTTGCCAAAAAGGGCATTATTTTAAGTGTTTGCGAGCTAAAAAACTCGGTCACAAAAGAGCTTAGACTTGACGCACTTGCGCCATACATCACAGATGGCACGATAGAGGTAAATTTAGACAACACACTTTTGATAGAAGAGCTTGATACATATCCAAAAGCCCCGCACGATGACTTACTGGATGCTAGCGAAATGGCGTTTCGGATCGCTTCAAGTGTCGCCATAGCAGACTATCGCGCGATCAATAAAATCATTAAGAAAAATAAAAATTTAATCAGATCATTAAAGGATAGATACACGTGAAAAAAATAATCATAAAAAAGAGTGATAAAGCAGATGTGTTAAGTGGCATAAACTACGATCTTGTAAGATCAGCCATCGTTGAAGGCAGCTTTGAAAGCCTTGTGCGGGTATTTGAGTATTTCAAAGCCACAGACGCACAAATAGGCTCAGAGCTTTTCAAGCGCAAGGTCTATGTCAGTGCATTACCGATATTTTTTGAGAGTGAAGATAAAGCGCAAAATGAGTTTATGCTTAAATATCTTGAAAGCATAAAATTTAAAAAATTCCTTTTTGCCTGCACGGCTGCGATCGCTTATGGCTTTGCTCCTTTTATCAAGCAATGGCAAAACACGGACGGCGAAATTTTACCGCAGTTTAGCTTCATCGCACCGACATACTTTAACACTGACCGCGAGGATCGGCTATATCTAAAACAAAGCTTTGAAAAGCTATATGTGGATGAGAATTTAGATTTGTTTTGGCTACATTTTCACCCAACAGATAGCGGCGACATCATCACTCAAAGTCTGATGTATCGAATAGTAACGATCACAGCCCTTAAACACCTTGCCATCTCAAAATATATGAGTTACTTTGACAGCCTATCCGTGCCACCACTTGTGGTGAAATCTGACTCCATAGAAGATGAAAGAAAAAGTAGTGCGCTCATAGAAGCGGCGGTAAATTTACGCGCAAACGGAGTGGGGCTTTTTTCAAAAGATGATATTTTAGAGCTACTTAACGGCAATGTTGATAAATCGACCTTTCTTGAATTCATTAAATATTGCGACGATAGCATATCAAAAAGCATAACAGGACAGGTGCTTGCTGGCAACTCACAAGCAAACGGCACGCAAGCTCTTGGCAAGATACACAATGAAGTAAGACAAGACATCCTACGCTTTGATGCGATGCTGATAGGTGCAAGCATATATGAGCTGATAAATGAAATTTTGGTGTTAAATTTTGCAAACGTCAAGCCATTTAAATTTATGCTCGATGCAAATCTTGAAGCCGATGAAGAAGCCTTATCAGCCGTATATGAAAAGATCACAAATATGGGATATGAGATCCCAGTGGAGTTTATGGAGACGACCTTTAAAATCAAGGGGCTAAAACTAAAAAGTGAGCAAAATGAGCCAACAAATAATGCTTCTAAGCAAAGCAGGCAAGATAAAAACGCAAAAGCTTTAAATCTACCACTCGATAACATCGATGCAGCACTATCGTCTAGCCAATTCAATAAAGCAGACAAAGAGATTTTAAAAGCTGTTGAAAGCTCATTAAATACGCTTTTAAAAGATAGCAGTAGCTACGAAGAAGCCTTTAAAAGACTTGGCGATATGTATCAAAACTTAGACACCAATATGCTTGAATATGTGATGATGAGAGCTATTGCAAATGCCCAGATTTATGGAAGCGATGAATGAGTCCTATTAAAATTTCATTTTTTGATGAGCCTATAAACGCGCTAGCTGCGCTAAGAGTAAGAAAACCCGAGCTTCACTTTGACTATGATGAGATCATGCATGAAACACACACAAGAGTTTTTACAGTTGCAAAGATAACCAAAATAGATCTGCTAAACGACATTCAATCAAGCCTTGAAGATGCATACAAAAAGGGTCAGAGCTTTGAAGCTTGGCAAGAAAACATTAAGCCCGTGCTAGCAAAAAAGGGCTGGCTAGGAGACGTAAGTGTAACAAACCCGCAGACCGGAGAGGCAAAACAAATTTATGTGGGCTCTCGTAGGCTAAAAAGGATATTTGAAACAAATATGAGGGTAAGCTTTGCGCGCGCAAGGTATGAAAGCCAGATGAGCTCGCCATTTGAGTATTTTAGATATGTAGCCATACTTGATCGGCGCACAAGGGCATCTCACGCAAAGCTGCATGGGCTCATACTACCAAAGACGCATAAATTTTGGCAGAAAAATTACCCGCCAAACGACTGGGGATGTCGGTGCAAAGTGCAGGTGGTAAGCGAATATGAGATCAAGCAAAAGGGTTACAAGATAAGCCAAAGTGCGCCAGGGAGCATAGCAAGCAAGGACTGGGCGTATAATCCGGGCAAAAGCAGCGAAAGTTTAGAAGCTGTGCTAGATCAAAAGGTGGCAAATTTAAGCGGTGTATTAAAGCAGATCGTAAAAGATGACTTGCAAGATTACGAGCGTCAGAGGAATTTGTATGTGTGGGAAAAGGGGCTAAATGATGCGATCGATGAGATTATCGTCAAACAAAACCTGCAAACCCCGATAAATATGGTGCAAGTGGGGCTTTTAAGCGACACTTTGGCGAGTATGGCAAGTAAAATTTTAGGCAAAGATGTAAATACAGGCGGTATCATCCTAACTAAAAAAGAGCTCACACACGCTAGTCCAAAGAGAAAAGAAGCCTACAACCACGCTTTTAGGGTCGAAGAAATGAGAAAGATTGTTTCGGTGCTGAGCGATGAGAACAATGCTTATGTGGATATACGAGACGCACATGCGAACATTGTCTTTATGTTTGACGATGAAAAAGATAAAAATAAAGTAAATTTGATCCCGATAGAAATATCAAAAATTCACAAGAAATTCAAGCAAAGTAATTACATCATAACGTTAGACAAAGCAGAAAAAGCTGATATGGAAGGGCTTTTAAAAATTAAAGATATTATAAAGCTCAAGTGACATATAGGTGGGATTCGAACCCACGACATAGGCGGCTTTCGCCCCCCGCGGTTACCTGCTTTTTCAAGCTTCGCATCCGTATATGTCCTATTTGAGCTTTGCCCTAATTATAACTCTTTTATCTAAAAAAGTCAATTATTTTTAAACACCTTCGCTATCTCATCATTCAAAAAGCTTTTGATATTTTCTTTTAAATTTGGTTCTAACTCACCGTTACTATCCACGGGCAAAAATGGACGTGCTGGGATATGGACATTTTTGTGTTTGCCAGCTTTATTTGTGCCAAACTGATGTGTGAGTCCGTATGGGTATCCATCAGCCGAGCTATTGTTTGAGACCGTGACGCTTGTTTTTGTGGCGTTTATGTGCCAGTTATGCGCTAGATTTCCTTTTTGCTGCAATATCTTTCTTGTGCCACCAGCTCCAAATTTATCTAAAAATCTTTTACGCTGACGTTTGCCATTTTTAGTGTATGCGTCCTGCGTGCCACTTTTAATGCCTTTTAGCCCACCACCGCCAAACTCACTAAACACTGTGGTGGCTGATAGCGGTTTCCACTTCTCCCCAAAAGGGCTTCTCTCATCTTCAAAGGCGTTTTCGATAGAGTCTGCAATCATATTGCCGATACCATCAAACGTGCTTTTTGATAGAGCGTTGCCACTTTGAAGCTTGTCAAGCTTGCTTATGATCTCATCAAGCCCTTTGATTTCTATGCTCATCACGTGCCTCTATAAATTTTTGTAAGTATTCGTCATTTGGCTTGATAGTCTCAATTGTAGTCCAAGTCCTGCCGCATTTATCGCAACGCCTAAAGCGCACGGTTTCAAGCCCTTTTACGGTAGCGCCGACTCTTGTTTTTTCGTTTCCGCAATACGGACAAAACATTTTTTACTCCGCAGGGCAACAAAGTCGCCCTTTGCGGGCGGGAGCCGTGCTCCCTGCACCCACCTAAAGCACACCAAGACTTTCGGTCTTGGCGCATTGTTGCGCTATAAATTTATATTTTGGGTAAGATTTTAGCGCATATTTTAAAATTTTCCCAGTATATCAGCCTCGAGCTTTGGCTCTTTGCGTCTTGATCACGGCTTCAAGCCCCGTGATTATCTTGTTTGCTCGTTTTTTATCGAGCATGTATGTATTGGGTACCAGGCAGCCCGTTTGCCTATAAAAAAATCTAAGCCTTGCCGCCTCGTCCCAGCCTAGCTCGTTTATCAAAATTTCAATCTTTTTTATCTGTTTTTGCGTGATTTTATCGGGCTTGGTTAGGTTGCGACCTGCAAAGTCCGGCGTAAAATTTAGCCTATCTTCACACTTGCCGCGCAGGATATTTACGGCCGTGTTTAGCTCGTTTATGCTTAGCTCCTTGCTACTTTTTACGCCAAATCTAAGATCCAGCCAGTCTTGCCACGCCTCGTTGCGTTTGATCTCTTTGTAGAGAGGATCGGTATGAATGATCGTTAAAAGCTGCTTGCGGTAAATTTCTTGACTTCGTGTCATCGCTTACTCCTCGTTTTTAGCTCATTTTTAACTGCCACTAGATACGCGGTAACGCTGTGGATATTGATAGCTAGATATTCAAGAGCTTCTGCGTGTTCATCTTTTATACCGCATTGATCATTTGACAACTCATCAAGCCTAAGAGCAGTGTCTTTACAAATTTCCATAGCACCATAGATTAAATTTTCAACTGTTTTCTTTTTCATCTTGATGTTCCTTTTTGTCATCCACTTGCGCCAAATCCCCAACATACACACTCTTACCACTTGCTAGATCGTCTTTTATGGCTTTGCGGATACGCTCAAATTTTAACCTTATGCTTGGGTCTTTGGCTCTATTTTCAAAGCTGCCGTTGCTTAGCTCCTCGTATGGCTTCTTTTCTTCTTGCATGGCTTTTGTATCGCGCGGCAAGCGGTATATTACCTCGCAGTCTATCTCGCGAAACATGATGCCCGCCTCCTTGATCGCGGCAAGATTATCCGCCCAAAACTCGCGCAGTTTAGCTTTGATGTTTTCTTTGTTGAGCTCGAAAATTTGCTTTGCGGCAGGGTGCGAAAAGACGAAATGCAAATTTATACCGTTTATCTTTGCCCATTTTAAAAGCTTAGCATCGATGATCCCCTCTATGCCGTATTTGGCTAGCCTTTGGACGAGTTGGTATTTTGCGATACCGGGAGCTGGTTCAGACATTTGCATCCTTTAGATATACGAAATTTCTAGGGGCCGTTTTTACTCCGAAATATCTTATGTTTTGAGGTTTTTTGTATCTGATCGGTTCTTCTAAAAAATACCAAGAAGCATATTTTTTGTCCTTAAAATATTCGTCAAATTCTTCTTTGGTAATTCCCGAGCAGTCCAAATAGCAAGCCCATACCACCTCTTTGTTTTCGCATCTATCGGCTCTTTTTACTTTTACCTCGCCGACTACCTTTTTTATCGGCGCCGTGGCGTATAAAAATATCCTGTCGTTAGCGACGGACGCTAACGCCTTTCTGTATTCTACTCGTTTTGTGCCGTCAAGTATCATGTCTGCAAATTTGGGCTTTATGGACAATAAAATAGCCATTGTTTTTCCTTAAATTTAAACCTTTTAAAATACGTTTAACGGCGAATTAAACGCATTTTAAAGGGCTTAAAGCCCTTTAATCTTCCTTGCGGTTTTGCTTTTTATATTCTTCGTAGTCGAATTTGCAGACGGCAAGCTCGATGATAAAAAATAGGCAAATAATGGCCATCACGTAAGGTATCAAAGTAAGCGCGATGATTCCGGCCATTGCCGTAGCCTTATCCTTTTTCTCGTCTCTTTTGGCTTTTATTGCCCACAGCAAGCCAGTAGTAATGACCACGGCATAAAAATTTAGTATCAGTCCCCAAGTGAAAAAACTCAGCATATTTTCTCCTTTATAAATTTTTTCATACACTCATGCGGATCTAGTCTGTGTTTGGACATCTCGTCAAATATCCGCCTGACGCTAGTAGATATCGCATAAAAACTATTATTGCAGCAAAATACTCCATCTGCGTGCCCTGCGTTAATGGCGACTACGGCCAAAAAACAGAGCGAGTCGATATAGTATTGGGGCGGATCTTGCTGTGCGGGTTCTGAACGCCAATATCTAATGGACCTTTCTTGATGCTCAAAAAATGCCCAAAAAAAGCTATAATTAAATTTTTCCTTGCACTGTTTGATGGTGATGCCTTTTTGTTTCCTGTAGAGCTTTAGTAGCTCTTTGATCTCGTCAAACTGTTCGTTTGTCATACTTGCTCCTTTCAAAAATTTAAACCTTTTAAAATACGTTTAACGGCGAATTAAACGTATTTTAAAGGGCTCAAAGCCCTTTAACACGAATTCTTAACTTCGCTCGTCTTACAAATCTAGGCAAAAGCCTATTTTTACCGTCTCTTAAACCCTTAAAGTTGTGCCACAGGCCTTGAAACACGCTTTCTTTCATTTCCCTACCTCCAAACTCTCAATTTTAGGTACTATGCGGAAGCTATCTTTTACCGTCCTGGTTAGCCCTAGCTTTACTAGATCTTCGTCTTTTAGCTCCGCTAGCGCGTCTTTGTTGGGCTTTTCCTCGTATATGATGCACTCTTTAGCTAGCCCGTAGCTTTTGATCGCTTTTAGTAGGCTTTCAACCTTGGCCTTTATGCGCGGCAAGCTCACGCTTTTGGTTAGGCGGTAGCCGATCTCTCCAAATGTAAATTCTTTCGAGCGTTTTTCGGCGAATTCGTGCTTGTTCTCTTCGCAAAAAAACGTGATTTGCTGCTCGATGTAGTTTTTTTCGCTTTCAAGCCTTTCTACTTCGGCCTTTCTGCTCTCTTTTATGCGGTTGCACTCAAGCGTTACTTCGCCATTGATTTTTTCGATGCCTACGCTTAGCTCGCAGACTATTTTTAAGGCGTTATCAATATCGCCAAAGCTATTTATTTGCATGTTTTACTCCTCGTTTAAATTTTTATTGTTTGGAATCCTAAAACCCAGCATATAAAGCGGGACTATCCTTTTTATCATGGACTCCGGATGAGCCCTGCCTCTTAAAAAGTCTATGAAGTCTTGTTTGGTCTCTCTCATGGTCGTGTGGCACCAAACACCGCTTATATCGATATACTCCCAGTACCAAAGCAACTCGTCCTCTAGAAAATAATCCTCGTTGAGATCATTGCCCGGCTGATAAAAGCTCTTGCCTTTTTCGTAGTTATATATCATCTCTTCAGTTATCAGCGTGCCGCCTTTTTTGGCTATGCTTTTACCCTCAAAGCTTCGCTTAAACGCTATATCGTCCGTTTTGAATCTGCACGTTTTTGGCTTAAAATCCGGCTTTATTCGGTATTCGAAAAAATCAAAATTCCATCCGTCATCAGTATGATCACTCCAATCATCGCGAGTGTCGCCTTTTTCTCTAAACTGCACATCCTTACCGTCGATAAAAGCTTGCATGATCTTGATTTGTTGCTTTACGCTTTCTTCCAATGTCATCTCTTCTCCTTTCTAAAATTTTAAATTTCTTTGCAAATTTGAGTTTTGTTACGTATCCATAGATCGTACATATCGCCAAATTCTCTTTGGCTTTTTTATGATTTTTAAACTCAAGCGCCATCACTCAAACAAACTAAATTTAAGCTCGCTTAGGCCGTATTCTTTAGCCCACGCCGCCTCTTGCGCCACACCCTCGCTGTTATCGCTCCATTTGCACGGGTAGCGGTAGTAGTAGCTACACACCCTAAGCAGCTCTTCGCAGTTTTTCATCACTCTTTCGCGCTCAAGCTCGCTATATACGCCCATCCACGCAAGCACGGGCGAGATAGGCTCGTAGCCGTTTTGCCTGACGATAGAGCAGGCTTGCTGCGCTATTTGCTTAGCATAGTAGTTTCTATCCCGATCTTTGCACTCGATACTAGCGTAGGGTGTAGAAACAAATACCAATCTTGCTGTTTTATGCGTCATTTGATATTCTCCTTTCTTTAAATTTAAATCTAAATGCTTAATTAAACCGCCCACGGGCGGCTCGTTAAACATTAAATTTTTAAAATATCGACGATCTTGCCCGTCTTTATCTCGTAGATATACTCTCCGTCGGTTATATATAGGCTTTTTGACCAGTCACCCTTTAGTCCTCGTATCATCTTTTACTTCTCCTCTAGATAACTCATCGCGTCATCCATGCCTGCGCGAACCCTATCTTTTTGTATCATCGCCATCGTTTCTTTGATCTCTTCCCATTTTTTGCGGTTTCTAGGGTGAGCTAGCTTTGCTAGGGCGCTGCGCTCTATCTGGCGCACTCGCTCAGTGCTTAGGCCTAGGATTTGGGCGATCTCTTTTAGCGTCATTTTTTTACTCGTCGCCTAGTATCATCATCTCGCTAGCGTCTTCCACCGTATCCTCATCCACCTCGGTGTTTTGGGCGCGAGCTAGCTTTAGAGCTTTTTTATATAGCTTTGCGCTAATCCTGAAATTCGCATAGCCGTTGGGATTTTCGCTCCACTTAAAGACGTATGGATTTTGAAAAATTTGCTCGCACTCCTCGCGGCTTAGTCCTTGCATCACCCATTTGCCGCAAATTCTGCTGTATAGCTGCTTTAGCTCGCCGTTTTTGCCGCGTAGGTTTTTGATGAGGATATATGTTCCGCATAGCACGATCGGGGTTCCCGTAAAGTCGTAAATACGGCGTAAATCTTCAAGGCTTCTTACGCTTAGATGCTCGGCCTCGTCGACCAAGATCACCTTGTCCGTATTTGGCTTGTTTAAAAAGTCTACGATAGCCCTATGTTTATCGCTTGCTTTTTTGCCAGATACGCTCAAATTTAGCTTTAGCAGTAGCTCGTCCAAAAATGCCGCGGCGTTAGTGTTTAGGGTGGCTTCTATGAGCACGGCGTTGGGGTATTTTTGCTTTGCGGCTTTCATTATGACGCTTTTGCCGGTACCCGGTTCTCCATATATAACCGCCATTTCGCGATCTTCTATGGTATCGTCTATGACGAACATCGCGCTTGAAAAATCATGAGTCAAATACGGCGCGAATTCTTCGTCCGTTGCCGCTTCTTTGCTCTTTTTAAGCGCCTTTTGGTTATGATTTCTCATCACTTTTACTATGTCCGCGGCGAGGCCTTCATTATCGCCCGGATATTTCCCGTTTAAAAACTGGCTTATCTGAGTAGGGCTTACTCCTATGGCGCGCGCTACGGCGCTTTGAGAAGTCGAGGTTTGCTCGATAAAGCTTCTTAGCTCGGATCTTACGAGTTCTAGATCCATTTTTGCTCCTTTTTTAGATTTTTTAAGGTTTTTTAAAAGCGTTTAAAAACACGTTTAATGCGTATTTAACGCCTTTAAAAAGCCTTTAATTTAGGCTCTTTTTCGCATCATATTTTCGACGTATCCGCCGCTTCTCTTTTCCTTTTTAGGCTTAGCGGCGTTTTGTAACATTGCGTCGCTTATTTGGCCGTTTCTCATTAAATTCGCCGCTTTTTCGGCCTGAGTTTTTATCATCTCGCCTACTGCGTTGTTTGCTGCTTTAGGCATAGGATATTTAGCGCGAGGCAGATGCTCGTAAGATACTTTGATTACTCCCACCTTGTCCTTGCTCATAGCGACTCTTGCTTTTTCTACTTGTTTTTGCGCCTCTCTTAGCTCTTTTTCAAAGAGTTTTACTTCAGCTTTGGCTTGCTCTTTGGTTACGCCTTCCTTATTGTTTACAGCCATACCTATAAATTCGCGATTTTCATTAAATACGAATAGCTGAGAGATGTTATTTAGGTTTATAGAAAACGAAATTTGGCTATATCTAAACAGCCCCGAGAACACGTATGTATCACCTAGATACTGGATGCCTTTTTTGTTGCCGCCTTTTACGGTGTTTATACCGCCGATTAGAGCCATTACCTCGTATTCGTGCATATATACGGCTTCTTCTACTTTTTCGTCGTATAGTTCTCTAGGCAGCTTTTTATCTTTGCCAAACGCCGTATTATTGATCGTGCCCTCTGCATACATATCAAGCAGCGCGGTTACTTCTTCTAGACTCATGAGGTTTTCTAGGCGGGTCTTTTCGCCTTTTTTGGTTCTTTTATCAGCCTTGCCGTATAACCCCTCAAGTGCTACGCGTTCGGCGACACAGCTTCCTATATATCCGGCTAGCGCGGCCGTAAAGTTGCTTTGCAAGACGCCGAAATTTCGCTCCACAAACGGCTTTTTCCATCCACTATACGGCGTTACGGCGTGGTACTCGATGCCAAGCTCCCTAACGGCGCTTTGCACGGCGCCGGACAAAAAGGCCTTGCCGTTATCGCCGCGGATTACGGCCGGTTTGCCGTAGCGAAGTATGTATTTAGCCAGACATCTTTGCACCGCGAGCGAGTTTTCGCTCTCGCACATCTGATATACTCTTACGTGGCTATATACGTCTATGATAGAGATGATGCAAAATCTCTTTTGCAGCTTCTTGGCATCGTCTTCGCTCATACCTAGCATCTTTGCTAGAGTCGTATTTATGCAGATCATATCAAGGCTTGTGGCGTCTATTTCCACGACCTGGTTTATGCTCGTGATATTCCAGTTCATATCGCCGATCGCAGGCTGCTTCATGCCTCGTGCTTTATCTACGCCGTGTCTTCTTACGACGTCGGCTAAAGGATTATCGTTTTGCCACTTTTTTATACGACGACGTACGGCACTCACGGTTATAGGAGTCTTTCTTTTTGCGTAGGTATTTGCTAGCAAATCGACATCCAGCGCGTCTTTTACGGCTAGATATTCGTTTAGCTTTTGACAGATTGCCGCCGCATCTATGCGCTTGTTTGAGGCGAGAATTAGCTCAATAAACTTATCTTCTAGCTCATAAGCCTCGATTTGGTTTTCTTTGTGCGAGGTGCGACCGTCTACGAGTCCCTCTATGCCCTCGGCTTCATATGCTCTTTGCCACGCAAATAGCTTGTTCTGAGTCAAATTTATGCAGTACATCCTATTGGAGTTGATGTACTCTATAAATTGGGCTACTTTCACGCCTTTAGCCTTTGCTCTGGCGTATTCTTTTAGGATCATCTCTTTTTGCTGGGCTTCAAGGCCTTTTTTGGTTTTTGAGAGTTCGACCCTGATCTGCGCGTCGGTCTTTGTTTGAGGCAAGCAAAGGGTAGCGGGCAAATTCGCAGCGCCCGCGCTGCTTAAATTTAACCC